CTGCTCCGCGAGGCTCCACGCGGACGGGTGCCCCGCGATGACCCGGTAGAGGGTCGTGGCGGTCGCCGAATAGACGTTATTGCTGTTGAAGATCGCGAAGCCGGCGGCCCGCCCGATCTGGCCGTTCATCAGCGCGTCCACCCCGACCGCGTTGGGCTGCTTGACGAACCGGTCGTCCTTCAGCAGGTAGCCCTCCACGAAGGGCGGCACCACGCACCAGCGGCCGTCCGCGGGCACGTTGTTGTTGTCCAGGATGATCTTGAGCTCGACGAGGTACTCGTACACGTTCGCCGCCGTGAACCCCGTCTTGGGCGCCGCCGCGGTGCCATAGAAGTTGGCCGTGGCGATGTCGGTGTAGAGGCCCGCGATGAGCGCGTCCTGGGCGTTGCTCAGCGCATACGCCGCCTCGTTCATGGCGGCGTCCATCGCGGTCGGATTCTGCTGCGCGGCGTCGATGTCATCGATCTGGAAGTTGAAGTACTTCGCCTTGTCGATGGTCAGGGTGGTCTGGGCGTCCGTCAGCGTCTCGGCCGCCGACATGTCTGTGTTCTTCGTGTAGTCGGACACGGTCACGGCACCGATGGCGTTGATGCGCACCGTGTCGCCCATGTCGCGGATCTCACCCTCGTAGTCGCGGTTGATGATCCCCGGCTGGGCGAAAACCTGCTTCTTGTGGAGGTTGGCGAGCAGCCTGGCTGCCCATACCTCCGGGATCATGTTGTCGAGAGACATAGCCACTCTCCTAGCGAGCGCTCATCGCTGCCTGGACTGCGTCCCAGTTCGCGTTGATCTGCTCGGGTGTCATACGTCGGATGTCGTCGCGGGTCAGCGGCGTGCCGCCTGGTCGCGGCGGGTTCGTTGGGCTCGTGGCGGGCACGGGCGGCGCCGACGGCGCCTGGATCAGCCACGCACGGGCCTCTGTCAGCGCCTTCAGCGCCTTGTCCACGCCCGTGGGCATGCCGGCATCATCGAACTTGATGCTCGCGGTGTCGAGAAGCCGGAACGCGGCATCCTCGTCCACGATGCCCATGCGCCGGGCCTCGCGCTCCACCTCGAGCCGGAGGCGCAGATCTCTGCGCTCCTGTTCGTGCGCCGCCTGTGCGGTCTCGAGCTCATTGAGGCGCGCCGATTGCTTCTCCGCGTCGCTCAACTGCGCATCCTGAAGCTTCTTCAGGTCCGCGGCAGCGGCCTGGGCCGCCTTGCGGTTCTCCGCCGCCTCGGCACGCAGCTGGCGCACGTATTCGGCGTCGAATACCCTCGCCCCATCCGGGGCTGGTTCCGGCGTCGTTGGTGTCGTGGGCGTCGTGCCCGGTTCGGTTGTGGGCGTCTGGCCCGGTATCACATCAACTGGCATCTGCCACTCCTCTGTGCTAGTCGCCGTAGAACGGCTCGATGGACACGCTCGCAGCGTCCGGGATCGTGTAGGACATCGATGCGCCGGATCCGCGCCGGAACCAGTAGATCTCGTCGGCGATCGGGCGAACGCGCCCGTTCGAAAAAGCCGTCAGCTGCGGGTTGCTGTACTCTGCCATGTCACCCTCTCTGTCCTGTGCCTCGCGCTAGACCTTCAGCTGCCTCACCTGCTCGATGGCACGAGTGGCCCAAATGGTGTTGAGCGCCCGCGCCTGTTCCGGCGAGATGCCGACCACGGCCGCGTCCGCGCTGACCACAGCGTCGGGCAGATAGAGCACACGTGTCTGCAGCTGGATGATTACCGCCGCCTTCACAAAGCCCCATAGCCAGTTCATCTCACTCCCCCTTCAGGTGGTGAGCGGACATCAGAATCTGCACGTTCGCGTCGATCCGCATGATGGTCGGCGACATCTTCTCCAACACGCCCACGCGGCGCGTCAGGTCCGCCTGGGCCGCATCGACCCGCGCCACCCATACCGTCCCGGCGATCAGGATGGTGAGGATCGATAGCGCCAGCGTGACGACCCCATTGGCCGTCGATGCGGCCTCCCCCAACCTGCGAAGCGTCATGCGTCCCCTCCGTGTGCGGAGACCCGACCTCCGCCGTCTGGGAGCCCTGGGCGTGTGCGGACCGGCACGTCTACCCTCCTCCTACCTCCTCCCTGCAAGGGAGGAGCGACCGGCACCACCTACGCCGCGGCGTCCGGCAGGACCGTCACGGCGGCTCCCATGGCCGCGATCGCCTTCAGGATCGGCGCCGTCGTGTCCACCTCCACCGTCACGTCGGCCCTGGTCGGGCCCCATTCCGTCACGTTCCAGCCTCCGCGCCACGCGCCCGGCGCCGTCTCGTAGGCCACTGCGTTCGGCGCGTCGGCCGCTGCCAGCCAGATGGCGTTGCCGGGCCGGGCGTCCGCATCGGCCATGGCCCGGGGCATCACCACGAATGCTCTCATGCCAGGTACCTCCCCAGGCTCTCGTGCTGGCCTTCGGTGCCGCGCGGGTAGACCGACAGGGCGTCCCAGGTGTTCGCGATGCTCGTGGTGTAGAGCCCCACCTGGGTCCCGGTCTGCGCCGCGATGGTCGTCTCGCCGCCCAGCGCCGCGTTGGCGAACCACACGCGGATCTTCGTCCCATACACCGCGACGCGCAGCTGCCCCGTGGCGCCGCACGCCTGGGTCAGCACGGCCGCCTGGTCCACGCCCGCGATCCGCTGCACCACGGTCATGTTCGCGCCGTCCGACGCCACGCGCGTGTAGTTGCTCGCGTCGGAGAACCGGACAACCACGCCCACGGCACCCCCGGCCCGGGTCGTGTTGACCTGGAGGAACACGTCCGGCGTGCCCGCGTCGATGGGCGCTATGCCCGGGGTGCTGGGCAGGACCGTCGTTACCGCGAGCCCTCCCGACACGCCGAAGGTGGCGGTGACGGGCGTTCCCCACGCCACGCCGGCGCCCCCTGGCACGTCCGACGCGCCCAGGCCGTCCGTGGTCCCCAGACCCGTGCGCGTGCCGCCGAACCCGTCGTTCGCCGCGGCGGCCGGCGCCCAGAGGTCGAGGGGCACGCTCAGGCAGTCCACGGAGAAGGCGCCGGAGTAGTTGTGCACGGCCGGGAGGGCCGTGCCTCCGGTCAGGCACGCGTCGTCGCGGACGTAGACCAGCGTCCACGCCGCGTAGATGCCGCCCCGCACCAGGTACCAGGCGCCCGTCGCGCGCTGGACCACGGCCAGGTTGTACGCCGTGCCGGCGGAGAGGCCCGCGCCGATGAGGATCGTGGACGACCCCAGGCTCCCGTTCACCGTCCGCAGGTCGGTGGCCCCGTTCACGTGGAAGCCGGCCGTTCCAACGCCGGTGGCGGTGTCGGCGCTCACCCATCCCACGTGCTCGATGCCAGATGTGGGCACCACCCGTGCCACCGCCACCGTCGCGGCGGCCCGCGGGAAGGCCGGACCCACGAACCGGGGCTCGCCCCAGGCGCCCGCGCCAGACGCCACCACCAGGCTCCCGCCGGCCACGCTCAACCTGTTTCCCGTGTCCGTCACCGTCGCGGACCCGGCATCGCACACAAACGGCGAGCCGATGGGCGCCGCCGCGTCCTTGCCGAATTCGGCGTCGAATAGGTACTCGACGCTACCCCCGCCCATCAGGACCGGGACGCGCGACACCATCACACACGCCTCGCGCAGACGATGATGGAGCGCGCCGCCGCCTGGTTCACGACCGCGCCGCTCGTGCCGCTCTGGAGCTTCAGGAACCGCACGCCGATCAGGTCCGCCGGCGGGATGCCGATCGACTTGCTCGCCGCCGCCGTGATCGTGTACTCGTTGCCAGACCGGTCCGTGTGGACGCAGTACGTGGTGCCGTCGTGGCTGGCCTGCAGCGTCAGCACCGCGGCCGTCCACACGCCGGGCATGATCAGCCGGACAACGGTCTCGTCCGGCCCGATGTCGATGGCGTCGCTCAGGCTCGCGCCCGCCGCTATGGTCGCTGTCGCTGTTCCGCTTCCCGCCATGATGACCTCCCAGATACGAAAACGCCCCCGTGCTGCCCCGCCAATGCGAGGTAGTACGGGAGCGTGTATGGGTGCTCCGTCGCGGTTATGTGGTTGTCTGGTTCATCCTACAACACGATACGGGCGCCTGTCAACACCCCAGCACTCCTCGCCGTGCGCCGTCACAATCACCTGCACCTGCAGCGAGCAGCCGGATTGAGGGCAGGGCGCGCGCAGCAGCACCTCCCTGGCGCGCAGCACCTGGATGATGAAGTGGCCGCAGTGCGGGCAGTAGACCTCCCAGCCGTCGCGCACCGCCACGATGCCACGTGCCGACCGGATGCGGGCGCGGCTAGTAGATCGAGGGTCCATGGCGCACCTCCCCGATGTCCAGACCGGCGACCGCGTAGCGCAGCGCGTCGAGGCGGTGGTACGTGTCCTTCGCCTCGATCGCCTCGGTGATCTGGCCGGACGGGTCGAGTTTCCTGCGGTACGAGTTCAGCTCGTCGAGCAGCCCCACGCAGTCACGCGACACGAACAGCCGGCGCGACTTCAGCAACGCGTACACGCGGCCGATCCCAGCCTCCACGTCCGACACCGGAGGGCGCCACACGGACAGCGACCGACTGACCTTGCGACCGCGTCCGTCCGTCTCCTCGACCGCCACGTCGCCCCAGTCCATGCGCTGCTGGTCCTCGCCGGGCGACCCGCCGAACCAGCCGATCACGTTCTCCGTCCGGGCCCAGGCGAGCGCCTTGCGCACATGCTCCGCCGTCGCCATGCCGCCCTCGAGCGACTCCCGGTACACGGTGTAGGTGTGCGTATCCGCATCCTCGGCGATCCACACCAGGGCCGTGTGCACCGCGCCGAAGTCGACGCCAACCCAGCGCGGCGCCTCGGGTGCGATCTCCTGCGCCGGCCGCGCCATCGTCGCCTCGTCCCAGCAGTCGTATACCATGCCCTCGGGCCTGGCGAACTGCCCCTGGTAGAACATGGCGAACCGGTGCGGCGGCATCGTCGCCCTGGCGCGCTCGAACTCCTCGTGCGGGAACGCCGGGTTTTGCGTGCTGGAGAACCGAATGACCGCGTAGTTCGGATCGCCCGCCTGCCATCGGTCGTAGACCTCGCGCTTCAGCCAGCCCAGGTTGTACGGCGTGGTCGTGCCCAGCACCCTCCCCCGGCTCAGCGACAGGCGCCGCAGCACCGCCTCCCACGTCTCCACCGTGAACTCATCCTGTCCGCACTCATCCAGCCAGGCTCCCCGCGCCGACATTGCCTCGAGCCCCCCGCCCGCCGAGGCGGACCGCAGGATCACCCGCGCCCACATCCGATCGTCGCCGGTCTTCGCCCAGAACTGGCCGGTGCGCGGGTCCCGAAGCTCGAGCACCCGGTCCGACGCCCAGTACCGCGCCACTCCCAGCGAGTGCTCGAGTACCTCCCGCAGCGCCGGCAGCATCTTCAGTTTGAACAGATCGAAGGTGGCAGTGACCGCAGGGTAATCGTTCTGCTCGCCGTCGGGATTGGCCGTGCGCTGTATCTCGCGCCAGAGCCACCATGGTCCCCAA